TTCCGCGTGATCGCCTCGGGCGTCAATACGACTGACAACGACCTGCTCTACGTGTCGAACCCGCTCGACGGCGCGACATTCAACTCCGCCAACAATGTCCGCGTCGGCAAAGGCGACGGCGACCCGATCCGCGGAGTCGTCTCAGGCCAGGCGGGCCAGATGTTTGTCGCGAAGGAAAACAGTGTGTGGGTGGTGAGTCCCGTGTCCGCCACGCTGGCGGACTGGGAAATCCGCGCGATAACCGAGGACTTGGGATGCGTTGCCGGCGCCACGATGCGCATGGTAGGCCAGGATGTGCTGATGCTGACGCCGCGCGGCGTGGTGAGCCTGGCACGGCTGCAGCAGTCCGACACCGTGAACGAGGCGGTCTTTATTTCGAGCGACATCAAGCGCACGATCGCGCGGATCAACTGGGAGCACGCAGGCACCGCGCACGCGTTCGCCTGGGATGACTTCTACCTCGTGGCCGTGCCGCTCGATGACGCGACGACCCCGAACGCCATTCTCGCCTACAATACGATCTCCGGGCGGTGGAGTGGATACTGGACCGGGCTCCAGCCGCGGTGCGCGGTCGAGACACGGTTCGCCGGGCGACGAGACACCGTGATGGGCGACAACGAAGGCAAGCTGCTGCGCATCAATCCTGACGTCTCGCGGGACCAGACTTCGCTTGGCACCTATGCCGCGATCGCATCAGTGATGGAGACCAAGGCCTGGAACTTTGGCGCGCCGGAGAACTGGAAGCAGCTTTTCACCGTGGCCGTGCAGTTCGAGGAGGCGACCGGAACCGTGGACGTGGAACTGATCTGCGACGGCCGTGCGGCCGCCATGATCGAGGAGGATGCACGCACGAACCAATTGCCGCAACTGCCGGTGCAACTGCCGGTCTCGCTTGCGGCAGACACCCACCTGCGGCGGAGCTGGCACATCCGCACCCAGCCGCGCACACGCGAGGTGCGGCTCAGGCTCACATCGACCGGCGGCATCCTGCGCGTGCGCGAGATCCGCTTTCAGGCATGGCTCGATACCGTGGAGGTCCTGCGATGAAGCCATGGGCCCCACTAGTCGAGAGTGTCGCAGCATATGCCCGGCGGAAGATGAGCCTGGAGGCATGGTCCGACCAACTCCTGCTCGACTGGATCGAGTGGTACCACCTCCACAAGCTCCTGATCGTGATCCACGACGGCCGGGAGAACGTGATCGCATTCGCGGCCGCGCGGCCCACGACAAACGAGGGAGCGCGAGATCACAATGCCATGGACTGGGAGGGCGACGTCCTGGCGGTGGATTTCTTCGCGGCCAACAACGCCGCAGCCCGTGCAGCTCTGTGGAAACTCATGCTGAACGCCATGCGGCCGCGTGAATGGATCGGCTACTGCCGCAATAAATACAGGGACCGAGTGCACCTTTGCCCGTTCGAGCGATTCACCCGCACCGTAACTAAACTACCTTGAGCCATGGGCAAGCAAAGCGCACCTCCGCAACCAGTCTATCAAGACAGCTACGCTGAAGGCGTCAAAGCGGACGCCGCATCGATCCCGGTCCGCCTGATGGCCGAACGCGCATCGCGCGAGGGCGGCAAGTGGGTTATGGGCGATGACGGCATGCTGACCCGCGTGCCTGTGGCACCGACACTGGATCCGCAATACGATGCAGCGTGGAAAGCGTCGGTCGCTGAGGGTGATCAGCGCAATTTCCGGACCTGGCTTGGCGACCATGCGATGGAAACCGGCCTCAAGGATGAGACGGTGCAGCAGTACCTAAATACGCCCGACGCCCCTCAGGGCAAGATGATGGACTTTGGCGGCGGCGACAAATCGCGGATCGATCAGGATATTGCGGCGCAAACGCAACTGCTCACGGCGGGATCGAAACTCGCACAGGATTTCGAGACGGAGCGGCTCAAGCAGTCCCTTAGTCTGCTGCCTCAGTTCAACGACCTGAACCTCGACATGCAGCGCAAGAGCTACCAGGCGCAGCTCGATGCAGCCAAGGCCGGGGAGCAGGAGCGGCTCGACATGGAGCTGGGCTACCGCGGGAAGTTCACGGACTCGGAACTCGCCGCCCAGCAAAAGGCCTGGGAACAGTCGCTGGGGCAGTCGAAGATCGGCACAAAGGCCATTGCCGATATTCAGGCGGAACTCATGCCGCAGATGAACAAGCTGGGAATAGACTCCCAGGCGGCGGCATACCTCGCGAGCCTCGGCCTCACCTCGCAATCCGCCGAGGCCGCTGACGCCCTCTACGACCGCCTGGGGATCAACAAGAAGACGCTCGCCGACCAGCAGGCGGCCTTCGATCAGAATCTTGCCCAGAATAAGCAGGGAGCCCAGCAGCTGACCGATCTGCAGCGGCAGCTCCTGCCCGTCCTAAACAGCCTCGGGATCGACCTCACATCAGCGGCCAATGCGGCATCACGCGCCGACTCGAAGACCGCCGCCCTCGAACAGGCTGGCATTCAGGAGCAGCTCCTGCCGCTGCTAAACAATCTGCAACTGCGCATGCAGGGAGATGCCCAGTCTGCCAACGATGCTGCCGACGTGCGGGCGTTCGAAACGAACCTTGGACAGAACACCAAGGCGACGAACACCGCGGCGGGACTTACCCAGCAACTGAATCCCCTGATGGCAAAGCTGCAGCGGGACAACGCTGCCGACGCAAACGCGCAGTCACGCAGCGATGCCGCGGCCGCCACCGCGCAGCAGATGGCGCTCATGGAGCGCTTCAACCCGGCAGTGCAGGCCATGGGGATGGCGAACCAGAAGCAGGCGAATACGGCGAGCCTCGCGGATGCAAGCGAGGCATACCGCACCGGATCGGCATTGATGCGCGAGACGGGCGATCAGATCGCAGCGACCAATCTCGCACGCCAGGTGCAGGCGGACAACCTATCGCAGGGCCAGAGCGAGAACGCGATGCGCCGAAGCGCGTCCCTGCAACAGGAGCTTCTGCCACAGCTAAACGAGACAGGCCTCGCCAATCAGGCGGCAGGACGCAGGGCGGCACTGGAGAGCCTGAAGGAGACCGACGCCACGCGGTACAATACGCGCGAGCAGCTCGGAGCGCAGGTCATGGGAGATCTGGCCTTGGGAGACCAATTGTCCGACGCCCAGCGGACCCGCATGCAAAATCAGGTGCGGAGTGCGCAGGCCGCCCGCGGCAATGTCCTTGGAGGTGCGCCGGCCGTCCAGGAGATGCTGGCGGAGACCGACTACCAGGACCGCATGAAGGCCCAGCGGCAGCAGGCCGCGAGGGACTTCATCAATACCGGCGACCTCCTGCCACAGTTTGCGACCCTGGGCACCAACGACCCAACCGCCAGCTTCAACGTGAACCGCAACATCGCAGCTTCACTCCAAGAAGATCAGGCGGCCAGGCTCTTTAATCCGCAGACGGGCTACCAGGGCGCTGCAGTGGCCAATCCTGCCATGGGCTACAATGCCCAGACGGGCGTTCAGACGTACGGTGTGGCGGATCCCATGGCAGCATTCGACCCGAACGCAAACACTGCGCGCGGCGGGCAGTTTGGATCCATGCAGGTCGGGAACTCCGCGGCGCTCTACAATCCGAATTCAGCGCACTCCGCAGTGGGCGTGAATGCCAATCTGAACCAGGTGGCGCCGAACGCTTCGGCTGCAACCCGCGGCAATCCGCAGAGCATGTTCACCGGGGCCGCGATCAGCGCCGCGCAGCCGGTCAATCCACTGATGCCCAATTTTTCGGCAGGCGGGTATTCGCCGAATATCCCGAACTTCCAGGCGACAACAACGCAGGGGCCACAGCTCAATCCGATGCAGCTCACCCAGTCGAACCCCTTCCAGTTCACGAACGGCCAGGCAGGGACGAACAGTGCAAACTTCGCAATGCAGGGCTACCAGCAGAATTCCGCGAATGTGAACGCGAAAAATCAGCAGACCGGATCCATGATCGGGGCAGGAGCGGGCATGATGGCAATGTTCATGTAAGGGAATCAATCACGCGAAAGGACTTATGGGATTTGCAGACTCATTCAGTGCGGTGGCGGGTACGATCCTCGATGCCAAACGCCTCAAGGCTCAGCGCGAGGAAGCGGACTGGCGCAAAAAACAGATCGCGAAGGAGGCGGAGGACGCCATAGGGCGCGAAGAGCGGCAGCAGGCGTTTCAGAAGCAGATGCTCGCGGATCGCATGGCCGGCGATGTAGCGCGTGACAAGCAACAGCGCCTCTGGAAAATGGAGGATGACTTCCAGGGGATTATCGACCGAAGCCAGGACCGCAGCCTCAAGGAGAAATTGATCAACGCCCAGGTGGACGCCGCCACCCGCAGCTACCGGCCGGCGGAGCCAAAGCCAG